GCAAGCACAACAATACTGGAATGAAGCTCAACAAAACCTAATAGATAGAGATCTATATAATGCAGGTAATTACAATGGCTAAGAAAAAGAAAAGGCAATACAGATCAAATCAAGGTAGAAGCCCAAAACAACAAAGATCAAATGAAATTGCCGCATTTGTTAGTTTTGGTGGTTTATTACTTATACTATTATATTTAGTTATTTCAAACAATTTTTAATAAAAATATGAAATTTAAAAAACAGGTTTTACACCATTGCTACGCTAAAGCAAAGGAAATGATGAAGGCAAACCAACCAGATAAAGCAAGAGATTATTGTGATATGGGAATTGGTTATGTTGCTGCTAAACGTGAAAACGGATATGGAGCTAAAGATTTAATCGAAGATGTTAGAGTTGAATTATGGCTAGAACGTTTTTGGATGTATTTAGAAAACAATAAATTAATGTTATGAGTAAATGGTTCGGATTAAAAGTAAATTTCAAATGGCCACATGATGGGTTTGTATTTGGATTTAGTTTAGATTACTATGATGAAACTGAGGATTTACCTTGGGAAAGTATAGTATTTAGAATACTCTTTATTACTATAATTTACGATTATGGTTATGGAGATGATACAAAAGATATATATAACAATCAATGATAATAGTTAAGGATTTATTAATTGGTATAGCAGCATTTTTTGTTGCGCATGTACTTACATTTTACCAATTAAACGGTCAATTCCTAAAATCAACATCTTGGTTTAGAGATAATACATTTTGGGTTGCCGCAGCGGGAATTATATTATCATTCTTTTATATTTGGGGAACTAAATATGCAGTTCAAGGAATGGGTGGTTTATTATGGCCAGCTCGTTTTATTGGGTTTGGAGTTGGAATGATAATTTATGCAATAATGGTTAATTACCATTTTAATGAGGGGATAAGTAACAAAACTTGGGTAAGTTTAGCATTATCTTTAGTGTTAATATGTATTCAAGTATTATGGAAAACTAATGAGTAGGATTTGTAATGTTTGTGGTTATAAAAAACCTGATTGGAGGTTTAAACGTAAACCAGATGGTTCAAGGAAAAAAACATGTAAATCATGTGATCGTACTTGGAAAAATGATATATTGAGAATGATGGTCAGAGATAGACGTTTAACACCTATGGAACGTTTATCAAGTAGAGTTGGTTATATGGGTGTCGCATTTTTAATTAGTGGGCAATGGACAGTTGAACCAATATTATTTATGATTGGATTTTGTTGTGTATTAATTCAGGTTACAGTTAGAAGACAATGGAACCTAGTTGTGTTACAATTAAATGGTCTAATCGCTTGGACAATACATTTTATAAATTCGTTATGATAGAAGATTTATTATATAGTGCTACAGAGCATGGTAAAAGAAGTGATTTATTAGATGAAGTTTCTAAATTAAGAGTGTCTAAACCCAAAGAATTATTAGACAAAATTTATGAAGAAGCATATCAAAACATTATGAATACGTAATATGATTAAAGGAGTTATAGCAGGAGCATTTGATGTCTACCATCCAGGTTATGTAAAAATGTTTAAAGAAGCTAAAGAACATTGTGATGTATTAGTAGTATTACTTCATACTGATCCATCTATAGAACGCCCTCAGAAACCAAGACCAATATTAAGTCCAGCTGCTAGAAAAGAAATGCTTGAAAGTATCAAATATGTTAATGATGTAATTAGATACACATATGAAGAATCATTATATGATTTACTTAAAGTAGGTGAATTTGATATTAGATTTTTAGGTGATGATTATAAAGATAAACCATTTACAGGCGATGATTTAAAAATACCAATACATTATTTTGATAGAAGCCATGGTTGGTCTACAACTAAATTTAAAACATTAATATATGAAGCGGAACGCGAGGTTAGAGGATAACCAATCATTACAAACAAGTGCCATTTTAACTGAAACTAGGCCTTGGGGTAAATATGAAGTATTACTTGATACTTGGAACGTAAAAGTTAAACGTATCACAGTTGACCCAAATCAAAGATTATCATATCAATATCATGATAAACGAAGAGAACAATGGGTTGTAGTTAAAGGTAATTTAACTATTATATTAGACGATGATAAAGTATTTAGATATCCAGGTGAATCAATTCACATTCCTATAGGAGCTAAGCATCGGGCTTGGAATGAAACTGAGGAACCAGTCGTATTTATAGAGGTACAGACAGGTACTTACTTTGGTGAAGACGATATAATAAGAATAGAAGATGACTATAAAAGAAATTCATGAGGAAATAGTTAGATTAAAACTAATTAAACCTCAAACACAAGAAATTAAAATTAAAATACAAAAGTTACAACAACAATTAAGTAATGGTTAAAATTGATTTGCACGGCTTAACACATGAAAAGGCCGTACTAAAAGTAGAACACAATTTAATATTAAACCAGTTATGTAAATATGGTTCAATAGAGATTATAACAGGTAAATCACCTGAACTTCAAGACAAAATAATTAAAGAAGTACTTGATATCCATAAATTCTCTTATTATATTCCACCACATAACACTGGAATGATGTATGTAAGTGATGATGAATTACTATAATTTAGTAAATGTAGGTGATGATCTACTTCAAGTAATTAGAGATTTTAATCCTAGTTATTTTGTTACTGATAAAAATAGTGATCAAATAAACCAGCAATTGTTAGGAGCATGGGTTCACCATTTAGGAGGTGATAGGGCAGTAAGGAAAGATAATAGATTGTTGATTTGTAGAACAATAGAAGAAATCGAATACGAAGAAATATGAGTTTAAATTTAATTAACGGTCTATTTTACGCTGAATTCAAATTAGAGAACATTGATAATGAAGCAGTTATAGAAGAGGTTACAGATATTTACCTAAATAAAGGTGCTAGAATGAATGATGATTTGAATGAATCTAGACCTCATCGTGATGAAGTAGATGTACAACATACATTTTATGAAGATTGTCCTGTAACTAAGGCAATGCATACTAAATTTGCTACTGAAATTAAAAAAATAACTGATAATAACTTTGGTGGTAATTCATATCAATTAGATGAAATATGGGGTCATTTTACCCCTCCTATGGGTTATACAATGGTTCATGATCATGCTGGTGGGATTGAAGATGAACACAGGTATCAATTATCTTGGGTTTATTATCCACATCAACCTAAAGATGCAGGTAATATTAATTTTATTTGTCAAGCAAATGAAGCTAGATTATGTTATGAAGTACCTATTAAAGCAGGACATTTATATTTATTCTCATCTTCACTATTACATTTTGTACCTAGAAATGCCTCAGGTAAAAATAGAATTAGTATAAGTGGTAATTTAAATGCTACAAAGCAATTTATGGAGGTATTAAAGGAAGATTTTGATTGGGATAATAATTTTTGGTATTTTGTAGGACGAAATGAAAAATTACAGAGATAATGGCTAAAAAAACTTGTGCTTGGTGTCATAAACCTACTACGTTACCAGAAGTATTTGCTGCTGATTCTCCTATATTAGAATGGTTTGAAGATCGTATTGAAAAATTTTGTGAAGAAAAGGGTATAAATAAAAAACAATTATGGGGTGAGGAATCAGATTGGAATAAAGTAAATATACCTGAAGGATTTGAAGCTGAATTATTAACATATGATGCATTATTAGTATCAGTAAGTAGAAAGCGAATATGCAAAACGTGTTTAGTTGAAGATCAAAAATTATGGGATAAATATTATAATAATGGTGTTGGTGGTGATTTTGAAATTACCATAGACGACTTAAAATAAAAATATGAAAATAGATAAAATTTATGTAATTAATCTTAATACAGACCAAGATGTTATTTGGCAAAAATTAAGAGATTTAAATATTGCTCCAACAAATTGTTTTATATTAGATGCAGCTAATGGTTGGGATATTGTTAATGGTAAAAGTGAAGCTAGATTTAAATATAAAACAGCTGATTGGTGGAAAATAGATTCCAATATGAGTTTCTATAATAGGGAATTAACACCAGGTGAAATCGGTTGTGCTTTATCTCATTATGAATGTATAGTAGATGCTTTTGTTAATGGACATGAAACTATAATGATATTAGAAGAAGATTTTGTTAGTACAAAAACATTCCCAACAGCAGAAATGTTCCAAGAGTTAGATGATGATTGGAGTATGGTTTATTTAGCTAGAAATGCTCAATGTCCTGAATTAGAAACTGACTTTAGTGAAAATATAGTTAATGCTCATTATTCATATAATTGTCATGCTTATATGTTATCAAGAAAGGGTATGGAAGAAGTAATTACTTCACCTTATTTACAAAATTTAATTGCAGTAGATGAGTTTTATTCTGCTATGAATGGTACTCATGATAGAGAAGATGCTATTAAAGTATTTAAAGGTAGTAAATTTAAACAATATGCTTTTAAACAAGATTATATTAAACAAAACTCAAGTATAAAAGGAGGAACATCATTAACTGAGTTTCCACCTAAAGATAAAAAACCAGAATGGTTGACAGATGAAATTATGGATGAATCAAAGAAACAAGTAACTAATATTAAATCGTTTAAATCAGTATTACCAGAAAATAAAAAACCCATTACAAAAACAAACCCAGAGGAATTATATGAAGTACAAGATTGGGATGCTTGGAGTAAAAAATATGTTAATCCATTATTAATAAATGGTGAATACGATTTAATTACAGATGAACCAGCACCTAACGTTTATTTATTTCCTTTATTTACAGAATTATTTTGTAAACAATTAATTGCATTAGGTGAAAAATTTGATTGGACAACTGATAGACATGAGTTTTATCCTACAACAGATAATTTACTTGAAGTACTTAAAATGGATAAAATATATAATAAGGTAATTAATGACTATGTTAGACCTTATGCTATAGATAGATACCAGTTAGATGGTAAAGATTGGGATAAATTAGATGATGAATCATTTATAATTAAATATCCTCATGATGCACAAGCACATTTAAGTGTTCATCATGATTATAGTAATTTAACTACATTAGTTAATCTAAACCCAGGTGAATTTGAAGGTGGAGGTACCTACTTTCCTAAATACAAATATTTAGCTAACCCAAAAGAAATTGGTATGTGTACTCTACATCCAGGAAATATAACTCACAAACATGGAGCTAGACCAGTAACAAAAGGTACTAGATATGTAGTAGTGAGTTTCATTAAAAGCGGAAGCCATAAATAAACAAATATGATAGTAATAGACGATTTTATTAAAGACCAGGCATTATTAGATGCTATAGAAAACGATGATACATTCTTTGGACCAAACGGAGATTATATGTGGTGGGATGGATGGTGGAACTCAGAAGCAAATACATTAAAAAAACAATTAATTGAATTAATGTGGAGATGGCATTCACCACATGATTTTCCTAGATATCAATCAATTACAGGTTTAGTTGGATTTGAATATTGGACAGGTGTTTATGGTGATGGTCATCCTAATACTAGTTTAATTCAACATTTTGATAAAGATGAGGAACATTGGGAAGCAACAGGTGGAGTAGATGGAGGTGAAATAGTAACACCAGTTATAGGAACAATAATTTATCCTAAACAACATTCATTTGATGGTGGTTTCTTAGAAATACATACAAATGGTAGAGATAAAGAGCCGGAAAGAATAGATGCTAAATATAATAGATTAGTTGTATTTGATGCAGGTGGAGATTTACATAGGGTAACAGAAGTTAGTAATGGAGTGAGATATGCTTTAGCAGTTAATTTATGGCAAATAACACCTAAAGCAGTTAATTCAGGTAATTTTACATTTGAATAATGAAAATATTAATATGGGCAGGTTATCAAGATCCATGGTTAAATAAACAAAATTGGATAGATAAAGGAATAGGCGGAACAGAATATTGTTATATTAAATTAGCCGAAGCACTAGTTAAGCAAGGACATAAAGTTGTAATGAGTGGAAATGTAGATGAAGCTATTGATAGTGGTGTTCATTATGTTCCAATTGAATTATTAAAAAAGCATCAATCACCTGTTGGAAAAAACAATGGCGATAGATTAAGAGGCTATGATCATTATAACTTAGTAATAGCGGGTCAATACATTCACTTTCATAAAGAATTAAAACGCAAGAAAATAACATTTGATAAATCAATACTTTGGTTACACAATGAAGATGGTTGGTACAATTGGTATAGAGGAAGCATAATGAAGAATTGGGAGGTAAATGAAGGTATAAACAAAACAAATAAAATAGTGTGTGTAAGTGATTTACATAGAGATATAATTAAGGCCAAACTCAAAGCTCTCGGCAACACAACACATGATCTTAATACGTATATACAGGGAATAGATAATGCAATTGATTTAGATGATTGGGAAGGCATTAAGGCAAATAAAATACCAGGTAGAATAATTTGGTCAAGCTCACCAGACCGTGGTTTGAAGACTATATTGGACAATTGGAGCGAGTTAAAGCAGGCAAGACCAGAGTTAACATTAGCAATTGCTTGTCCGCCTTATGCTAGTGATTGGGAGACAGGGTTAGTTGAGCAAGATGGAATTGAGTGGTTAGGAGCGTTATCGCCTAAGCGATTAAAGGAGGAGCAATACAAAGCAGAATATTGGATATATCAAAGTAATTACCTAGAAACTTATTGTATAACTGCCGTCGAGATGATGATAGCTAAAGTAAAATTGCTAACGAATGGAACAGGTAACATCAAAAACATTATTGGTATGGGAGAAAGAGGAATGATGATAGATGATAATCCAGCGACGATAAAGGAAATGCTTATACGTGATGTGAATGATAGGACATTTTCAAGACAATGGAGTAAACAAACGGGGAAAGCATACAATTGGGCGGTTAAACAAACGTGGGACATTAGAGTAAAACAATGGTTAAATCTGATAAATTCGGTGTTGTAGCGCTGGAAATAATTTCGAATGAGTGACGTGGATTGGGCTCAAGAAATGTAATACACAACGTGGTAAACGGTTTAAAACGCAAGTAAATGGACAATGTTAAATGAAAATTTGCACGTATGTATCTTTAAATATACGTCTGTCCCAATATCTAAAAATAAATAAATAAAACGATAAAAATATGCTTATGTATGACCTTTTAAATAGGTGGTATGTGAGATGAAGGCAAGGGGGTACTAACCCCTGTTCAGTGCGAGCCACGCCTCTTCGACTCGACGAGTATATATTTGTGAACAATGGAGGATTCACAACCACCACACGTGAACATTAAGTAAACATTGAGGATATGTTAAGGAAACATTGGTGACATTGAAGATAATACAATTCAGTTAAAACAATGGCGAATAAATTTGGATACCGTAGTGGAAATTCGTATATTTACGTGTAAGAAAGTTAATGCCACGCAATGGTAGGTAGGAAACTCAGTGGTAACGATGGGGAATGTGGGGCAGACTACAACGGTGGGAACTTATCCCGCGGTAATGACTTGTTATCTATTCATATCTTATTACATTACTCTTAATACCCGTGACAATAAATATTTGGCACCGGCACCTTTTATACCCCTACTTATGAACATACTGAATTATATATTACTATTACCTTATATATCCTCACCGGCGGCATACCGTACGCCATAATACTATTATATCCCATACGCATTGATGTCCATATATACGTGGCTATATGAGAAAAGGGTTGGGAGCCATTTATAACTCGCATACGATCTTACACCTCGGGGAGTATATACTTATATTTGTGTATTTTGAAATATGTTTATATATGTATTGATATGGGAGTAAAATTAAAACCAAGCACAAAAGAATACGCCAGAGACGCGAGAGGAAGAATGACCAATAGATGGACATGGAAACATTATACAATCACTTCAGCATCTAATGATGAATTATTAAAAGCATATAAAAGTACTCCTCGTAAAAAAAGTGCTATTAAAAAAGAGCTTGTTCGTAGAGGTATATACGAATCTATTTAGTACAAGAGGCGGGACTTGAACCCGCACGAACATTACTGTTCATTGGATTTTAAGTCCAACGTGTCTACCAATTCCACCACTCTTGCTTTATCCATTCCAACAACATCTAAAGCATAAGATAAAGCTAATCCTTCACCATTACCAATTCCATTATAGGGATGTTTTTCCATTGTTGAGATATATTCAAATATAGGTTTTATTTCTTCTATTTTATATAGTAATATATCACTTTGCCTATGGTATGGCATATAAAAACAATGTTCTTCTATAGTTTTTAATTGTTTATATTCATAACCTTTATTTAACCAGAACCAAACTAATTTTCTCCAATACATTTCCTCTTCCATTTGTTGGAAGTAAATTAATTTAGGCCATTCTCGTAGATATGTAAATTTGTATTTATCAGTAACTACTAAATTGTCTAGTTCGTGTAATTTATTTATATCACAATATATAGCCCCACGTTTGTGTTTAATTGCCATTCTTGTGGTAAATGTTAACTTTGCAAAATATGTAAAAATCTTTTCTTTATAAATTTCTACATCGAAAGCCCCATATATACGAATATTACTATCCGTTAAAATACATAAATCGTACTTTTTTGAAAGTTTTTCAATCGATGAAAGTATATACTTATTGTATACACTACCAACAGCCACTAAACACAATAACGGTTTCATTATACTTTTTCTACTTTAATAAACTTAATGTATTGTCTATTTCTTCCTATTTGCTCTAACGTCCAATTAATATCATCTGTTTCAACTTCCATTTCCTCATGTATTGGATTACTGTCTCCCCACGTATACTCAATTATGTATTTAGTTTTTTCCATTTAATAGTTTTGTTTTAGTTCGTTCCCCACTAGCTTCTCCACCGTCACTATCCTACTCTGAATATCATTTTCTATCCTATTTATCTCTCCTCTCTGTTCTATGTTCATTTTATTAACATCTTGAATCAATCTATCTAGTTTAGTACTATTTTCAGAAATTCTTTGATTCGTTCTTGATATATCTCTATATTGATCTCCTTCCATCCTAGATCTTATATCAACTAATTCTCGCCTTTGTTTATCATACCCAGTTTCAAAATCCTCAAACTGTTTCTTTTGCAATTCATTTAACTGTTCTTGAAGAAAAGCTAATTTATCTTGTTTTGTTTTAGTTTGATTGGTGATATAGGTAGTATATGCGACGGTGAGAATGACTCCGCCAGATATAAATGATAAAATAAATAAAAATATTTCCATTACTCTATTGTTTTATTATTAATGTCTTCAATACTTAATTCACGTATGAAATAACCCCGTTTCCATAATCCAATTGTTGGGTAAAATTGAATACCACCTGGCATAAATGTCGTTGATTTAAAATATCTATCACAATCAACCACTATTACTGTATGTTCTTTAGGTAATTCAAATAACGCCGGTCTTAACTTAATACAAGCATTACATGTTTTCTGGGTAAAGACAACAATTAAGCTGTCAATATCCATATAGTCACCCAAATTATCATGGATTAAATCAATTACAACGGTTTCCTCTTTCATATACTACAATATAATAACAATTGTTTGGAGTGCCAAGTAATTTTTTATATCTTATCACTGTATGTTGAGCAATATATACGTATCGACATATGCATAATTGTTAAGAAGAAGAGGAGTTTTGCTCCTTAAATATATTTAGAGATATGGCAAGATCAAATCATTCACTTAGATTTAGAATACCCGATGATTGGGGTTATGGTGGTTGGGGAAATGACCATTATATAGGATTACATGTTTTAGGTATTGAAGTATCTAAATACATGCAAGGTATAGAAAAACCCAAAATGCTTGAAATTGGAACTTATAAAGGAGAAGCTGCTTCTATTTTTGCTTCATTTGGGATGTTTAGTGAAATACATACTATTGATCCTTGGGAAGGAGATGAGCCTGCTTTAAAACTTTTTAATGAGACTTGGGATGATGTTAAAAAAGAATATTGGACTAATATTAGACAATTTAGAGACATAATTCATCACCATAAAGACTATAGCAATAATATGATAGACAAATTCAGTGATGGATATTTTGATTTTATCTATATTGATGCAAGTCATGAATATGAAGATGTTAGTAATGATATAAAAGTTTGGTTACCTAAAACTAAAAATCTAATTGGAGGACATGATTTTGTTCCTGAAACATGGCCTGGTGTTGTTAAAGCCGTTGAGGAAACGTTTGAGAAGGATGTGATGATTTTTCAAGATACAAGTTGGTTGGCAAGGAAAGAATTGATTTAATATTTATAATAAACATTTTTTATGAAATTACTTATTTTATCTCACCCATATTGTGGAGCTACTAATTTTGCTGAAAATTTAGCTAAAGATTTAGATCATAAATTTTACCAAAACCCTCTAGATAATGAAGTACCTAAGTATTCTTATAAAAATGGTGAAAAATTTAAGGTACCAAGGGGACATAATAATTTAAACCCATCGTGGGATGAATATCTTTACCCTAATGATGTTCCTAATAATACTATTATAACTCATTTTGTTAAATGGCACAAATTACCAGGTAATTTATATGAAGAACAATTTTTAAATACTTTTATCCCCAAATTTGATACAGTTTTAATTATAAGAACTGATAATTGGGAAGATTGTTGGAAGCACCATTGTGCGGCAATGGCACAACCTCATGAAAATAATTTTTGGTGGAAGAAACACTTACATGAAAGTGATATTTTTGATTATAATGAAGATATGTTTGATTTAAAGATCTATGATAAGTACCTTAGAGCTCATAATTGGTTAAAAGAATACTCACAAAACCATTCTCATGCTTCAGTAACAACCGAAGAATTATATGGTAAATATGAACATACTGAACTACATGAATTAATAAATAGTTGGAATATAAATGGGATGATGGGGTTTTCACTTGATAGTAATAATGAACCTCTTAAATCACATACATGGGTTAATGTTTTAAATGCCCATAACCATCAATTTAAAATGTGGTAAAATAAAAAATAGTTATGAAATTAGGAGTTGATAAAGTTTATGTCATTAATTTAAAAAGACATAAGAAAAGAAAACAATCCATTTTAGATATAAGTAAGGATAAAGGTTTTGAATTTGAATTTGTTGAAGGTTATGACAATCAAGACTATCGTGATAATCCCGAGTTTTTTAAAAACATAAATAATAAATTTTGGGATCCTGCTGGTAGATGTACTTTAGCTATTTTATGTTGTGCTATGTCACATCGAAAAGCATATAAAGCATTTTTAGACTCAGGTGCTGAAACCGCACTATTTTTAGAAGATGATGTTGAAACTACTAAAAGTTTTGATGGATTTGATTTTAAAGATATGGAAGTTGATCTAGCCAGTTTAGATTGGGGTGTTTGTTGGTATGGAAAGTATACTGAGAAAATGGTAGTTAGAAATAAAATAACAAAACAATTACATGACTATGAATATCACCATGGTGGGCAATATGCTGGTCATGCTTATGCTTTAAATAGAAAAAGTGCCCAATGGTTTTATGATAATACTGAAAAAATTAAATATGCGGCTGATGTTAGATTAGAATTTTCTCCATTTAAACAAATAACTGTAGGTAAATCCCTTTTTATTCAAAAACACATCCATCAGTATATAAGTGGAGAGGATGTTGATAAGGAATTTATGCATTTTACTTTAGAAGATACGAGTTGGTGGAGGGATTTAAAATGGGATGAAAATAACCCTGTTCATATTTCAGAATATATGATACCAAAAGATTATTATCGATCTAAAAAGGGTTTTAAAGTTAAGAGATTAGATGGATGGGAATTTCTCTTTTAATATTTATAATAAACATTTAACATGGCAACTTACACAGGAGAACAATTATCAGGCGAAGGGATAGACAATCCTACACTTACAGCTGGCACACAGTATACTTTTGTTATGTCAATTCCCACAGATTTAAGTGGATCAGGTTATTTTACTATGGAAACTATTACTGATAGTGTAAATGAATACGATGGAAAACCTAAAAATGCAATAGGTACATATTCTGATTTAGTAAATATACCTGCTGGCGCATTAATTACTTCATCTTACGTTTCTTCTGTTTCATGTTATAGAAAACCACCAACTGCTGTTTCTTATAAATTTACCCCTACAGTTACTGTAGCTGCCGGTACATCTAAAATGAGAAGTACGGGTGGTATTGGGCTAGAGCTTACACCTTAATTAAAGACTCCCACAGAAAAATTTGGCTACCCAGGAAGCCCTTCGTATATTTACAGGGTAAATAAGATAAATAATTAAGGTTATGACAAATTTAAAAGAAGTGTTAGCATTCATTAAAAATGCAGAAAAATCAGAATTAAAAGAAATCTATAATGCTTATTCAATTGGAATGTCAGTTGTAAGACATGAGCAAAAAGAATCATTTAAAATTGGTGATGTTGTTAAAATTAATCATAAATCGGTTAATCCAAATGATAGATTTAAAGTAATTAAAATTATGTCTAAAAATATCAAAGTTAAACAATTTAACCTTCCTGATCATCGTGTTGCAGGAGAAATTAGAGTTTCACCAGGTTTATTAGAAGCAATTAGATAAAAGTAATGCGCAGGGAGCTTGGCTACCCAGGCTCCCTTTCGTATATTTACAGGGTAAATAATTAATAATTAATAAAATAAAAGTTATGTTAGATTTAAGTAAAAGTCAAGAATTAAGTAAAGATGAGTTAAGAGAAATCGCTCCAAGTATTTTCTCAACTAAGCCTTCTCCTGAGGTATCAAAGAAATATTCACATATTCCAACTGATAAATTGATTGATGATATGAAATTATTAGGATGGAAAGCTATTGATGCTAAAGAAGTTAATGCTAGAACAAAAGGTACTAAAGGTTTCCAAAAACACCTTGTAGTATTTAGAAATCCTGATATCGTAATTAATCATAATCCAAATGGTTTAAAGAGAGATACTAGTTCTCCTACAGGATGGAGAAATTCAGATGGTACTTTCGGTAAGAAAAATAGTGTTGATACTGTTTTTCCACAAATTCTATTAACTAATTCACATGATGGTAAAAATGCATTTACCTTTACTGCTGGTTTATTTAGAATGATTTGTGAAAATGGTTTAGTTATTTCAACTAATGAATTTGAGAAAGTTTCAATTAGACATATGGGATATGATTTTGAGGAACTACAAAAGCAAATTAATGAGATGGTTGAGCAATTACCATTAACTGTTGAATCAATGAATAAAATGATTGACACTAAAATGGAGCAAAAAGCAATTGTTGATTTTGCTAAAGATATGCTTGCAGTTAGATTCCCAGAAGAGGAATTAAGAAGAATTACTATTGATATGGATGAGTTTATTACTCCAGTTAGACCAGAAGATAATGGTGATGATTTATGGAGTGTATTTAATGTAATCCAAGAAAAAATCATTGAAGGTGATTTTGAATATACTGTAGGTTCTAAACATAGAAAAGCTAGACAAATCAAGAACTTTAAACAAGATATGGATTTGAATAGTAAGATGTTTGATGTTGCACTTCAATATGTTAATGCATAATGAGAGTATTATTATTTACACTTGGAATAGGTTTTCTTCTTGCTAGTTGTAGCAAGGAGGAAATCGCTCCATACCCTTGTTTGGATGGAGATTGTAATGCTCGATTTTATATTGATGAGCAAGTTCAACCTAATGCCTATCAAGATGATAATGGGTATTGGCATATTGAATTTTACGGACCAAAATATTTCACAATTAGAGGTGAATTAGATGAGTTAGCAGATCACTATGTTATTAATGGTGTTCCACTAATAGAAACACAATATGATTCTGACTATTGGGTAGTATTTGATAGTATTCAATTTACTGTACCTACCTACTCAGTATTAAGCTGGTTTACTAATGGTGATTATAATAATTTAATCCCTGTTGGTAATCAAACTTATACATTAACTGATTTAGCTCAGATCCAACCACCACTTAATATAGCTGGTTATCAAATTCAAAAGAATTTTTGTTGGGAATGCCCATATGCTCCTTCATTGTTAGGGACTTATAGTAAATATAATTATGAACCTAGACAACAATTTTATTTAGATAATGAAATGGTAGGTGATACTTTACAAGTATTTACTAAAGTATTATTTAATAATGATATTGGAGAAAATGTAGTAATTGAAGATAAATTTGATATAATAGTACATTAATGGAAAGAATAACAGCAAAACAAGCGGAAGAATTTATACCATTAAAAGAAAATTATGGTAATACAGATGTTGATAATGCATCATATTACACAATAACCCCTTCAGAAAAAGGTGATGGATGGGAAAGTGTAACATATTATACTGCTAAAAAGCGTGGTATTTATAATAAACAAGGGGAAGGTGATCAATGGGTTTATGTTTTAGAAAATGAAACACTACCAGGACTCCTAAAAATAGGATATACAAAATCAACCCCAGATGAAAGAGCTAAACAAATCTCTAACGCAACAGGTGTGCCACTTCCGTACAAAGTAGCATGGGCATACCGTTGTTTTAACGGCGAACTCTTAGAGGGCGAGGTACACCATGCCTTAAAGAAATATCGTGTTAATAACCAAAGAGAGTTTTTTCAAATTAGCTTAAATGAAGCAAAAGAAACTATAGAAACAATAGGTAAAAATTTTAAATAAATAAATTATGAGTAAAGAAAAAGACCCTAGAGTAGAAGCTATTAATGATTTAGTAGCAGTATCAACAATAATGGAAGATTATTGGAGATTTCATCCAGCAAACCCTAAACAAGAAAATGTTGTTGAGGAGTATGCAAAGTTAGAAGCTATCAAGGATAAGATAGAAGAGGACATAAAACAAATAGATGCTAATAGTTAAAGTTAAAAAAGGACAAAAAATTGAGCATGCTCTAAAGAAGTTAAAACGCAAATTTAGAGACGTGGGTACGCTTAAGGAAATTAGGAAACGTAAAGAATTCGTAAAACCTAGTGAGATTAAACGTAAACAAAAACAAAAAGCTCAATATATTCAAAAACTAAGGGACCAGGAAAGCAATAGCTAATATGTATAATCAAAACGATTATGTATATTTACAACGCAAAATTAGATAGAGTAGTTGATGGAGATACTGTTGATGCTACTGTAGATTTAGGTTTTGACACCTGGAAATTCATTAGAATAAGATTAGTTGGTATTAATACCCCAGAATCAAGAACAAGGGATTTAGAAGAAAAAGCTAGAGGATTAGCTGCTAAAGATTTTGTTGTTGAAATGATGAAAAAACACAATAATAAATTTATATTACACTCTCAAGGAGTTGGTAAGTACGGTAGATGTCTTGGTAATATATTTTTCGGTGATAAGAATTTAAATGATATGTTAATTACAGAGGGACACGCTGTAGAATATTTTGGTGGTAAAAGATGATAGATAAAGATAAGATGTTTTCCTTATTTGAGCAACCTGAAGGTAAAAAGGATGGTAAAGAGTTAGTTACATTTAGTAATTCTTTGTTAGATGAACCATTTACTAAGATAGGTATGTTTACTAAACTAATTATCAATCATAATGTATTTCACCAAAAACTAGAAAAATTTTTAAAAGCAGAAAAACCTGATTATGATGTTCAAGAAGCAAGAAGAGCTTCTGAATTTACTGTATTTAATAGAGCGTGGCATTATATAAGTAAAATAGATTTAGAAGATAGAAATCATTTAGAGGCAATAATGGATTTTAAATCAAAGCCTTTTCTATTATCTTTAGATCAATCAATAGAGTATTTTCAAGGACCTGACATTGAGGAATATGAAAAATGCGCAAAGTTATTAGAAATAAAAAAGCTTAAAGAAGAAATTGAAAATCCCGTGACTATCTAAGATATTTTCGGTACCTTGGAGGTACAGGGTTTTTGAAAAAATGGGAATTGAAACAAAGGCACCCAGGGGATAGGGAAAATAGTTATAATTAAAAACAATCGTTATGAAATTAACAGCAGAACAAATCCAGACAAATTGGAAAGTATTCTTACAGAATATTGAAATACACATTACAGGTGATAGAAAAGATCTATTACTAGATTTCTACAAAAAGTATGAAGATAGAATCATATTAATGCCAGCATCACATAAAAAAGAATATCACAATGCATTTCCAGGTGGTTATGTTGAGCATGTAAATAGAGTAGTTCAAGCAGCTTTAGCTATGTCAGAATTATGGGACACGTTTGGAGCAGATACTCAAACTTACACTAAAGAAGAATTAGTATTTTCAGCTATTAATCACGATTTAGGAAAAATGGGTGATGAAGAAAATGAATCATATATCCCTCAGACAGATCAATGGAGAAAAGATAAATTAGGAGAAGATTATATGCATAATAAAGCTATTCCATTTGCATCAGTACCAGATAGAGGATTATATTTATTACAATCACATGGTATCAAATATACATTTAATGAAATGTTAGCTATTCAGACACATGATGGTTTATATGATGAAGCAAATACAAAATACTTAAAATCATTTATGCCTGAAACAAAACCTCGTACATGTTTACCATTTATATTGCACCAAGCTGATATGATGGCTGCGAGAATTGAATTTGAAAGAGAATGGCTTCCAAAATTTTCTAAAAATAGCGTGGAGGGGCAAAAGAAGGCATTTACATTAACGGATAACAATAAAAAGAGTACCAAATCTAAGGCACTTAATACAATTAAAAGCCCAGGTTTAAAAAACATGTTAGATAGTTTATAATGGAAATAATCATAATATCAGTATTGTCAGTATCAACAGTTGTTTTAGGTTTTACAACATGGAATTTACTTCGTAAAACTGAAAAGCAAGAAGATATTATTGTAAGATATGATGAATATTGCCAAGAATTTAGTAAACAAATAGAAAATGCAGATAAACGTCTAAAAAAGATTGACGAAAAGGGCATGTTTAAAAGTGATGATGAGATTGGTTGGTTTTTCAAACAAATAAAGGTAATACAAGATGGTATATCAAGGTTTAAAATCGACTAATGGTAAGAAAAAGAAGAAAGAAGAGTAAAAATTATTTTACTCAAGAGACGGAGGATGCTATAGTATTATACAATAATACAAAGGATCCTAAAGTCAGAAGTGACATATATCAAAGGGAAATTCATTATCCCTTCTTTAAGTTAACAGAGAATATAATTCATACTTTTAAATTTTACCATACAGAAGTAAGTAATTTAGAGCATTTACAACATGAAATAATTACTTTCTTATTATCCAAAATACATTTATTTGATCCAACTCGAGGAGCAAAAGCATATTCTTATTTTGGTACTATTGTTAAAAGATGGTTAATATTATATAATACCAAAAATTATAATAAAAAAATCAAAAAAGTAGAAGTTGATGTTTTATTAGGAGATAAATCAACTCACACTTATGAACAAAGTGATTATACTAAAGAAAAAGACGAACTAAGTGAATATATTGAATTATTCTTAGAATATACAACAGAAAATATATTTGAACTGTTCCCCAAGAAAAATGATGCTCAAATAGCAGATGCAATCTTAGAACTATTTAGAAAAAGAGAAACAATAGAAGTGTTTAATAAAAAAGCACTTTACATTTATATCCGTGAAATGGTTGATGTTAAAACACCTAAAATAACTAAAATAGCGGATAAACTTCACGATATATTCAAATCCAGATATGTTTTCTTTTTAGAAAACGGTTGGTGTAAGTTTTAACACTTACTCTATATCCATATTTATAATAAAAACATTATGGGAGCATTAGATAACGTAATATTTGGTAAGAAAAAATTCTCTGATATATTAAGTGAAATTTACGACAACCAAACAGAAAAGAAAAAACAAATTTCAGGATTAATTTCTGAATTAAAACCATTAATATCTGATATAGGTGATGCTACTTTAATTGTACCTCTCATTAAAGAATATTTAGAAATAGGTGTTCGTAATGATGAGCAATTAATTAAAATGGCTACAATTATACAAAGAGTAGTTAATAATTCAAATACAGGTGATGATTTAGGTATATCTGAAGCTGAAAAAGAAGAATTATTAGCTGAATTAGATAAATTAAACGCCGATTTTCCAGATAAAAAAGAAGAATAATGGCTAACAATCCGATCACATCACTATTTGCTGGGATCTCAGATACTCTACAAGACGCAAGAGGTAATATTTTTACAGATAAAAATGATGAGGTAATTGCTGCTAGAGTTATAGATATATCTCTAAACAGTAATTCTACTATGTGGGATGAAGTAGGTCAATGGGCAGGAATTGGTACTATTAAGTTTCAATTAATGGATCAACCAACTCAAATATCAAATGCTACTAGAGATAATACAACTAATATAGCAAAACCTTTATTACCTAATAATAAAAATTATCCTTTAGTTAATGAAATAGTATTATTGTTTAAATTACCTAATACTCAAGAATCACAGTCTTCAACACAAGTATCTTATTACTATATAAGTGCGATATCATTATGGAATGCTCCCCACCATAATGCTTATCCTGACATGTATACTAATGAAAATGGTAATTCTGCACCTTCATATTTAAAAGATTACCTTCAGATTCAAACTGGTAATGTAAGGAGAACAACAGATGAACCAACAGAGTTAGATTTAAATGGTGCTAGTGGTGGAACATTTAATGAAAAATCAAATATACATCCAATTTTACCTTTTGCAGGTGATAATATTATAGAAGGTAGATTTGGTAATAGTATTAGATTAGGAAATACATCTAAAACAGGAGGTAACATAAAAAATAATTGGTCTAAATCAGGTAAAAATGGTGATCCTATTACTATATTAAGAAATGGTCAACCTGTATCTGCAAGTTCAGAAGGATGGATACCGATAACAGAGGATATAAACAATGATTTAGCATCAGTTTATTTAACATCTCAACAACAAATTCCAATAGAAGTAGCAGTTGCTAATAGACCAGAATTTCAAGAATCTACAGTTCCTTTTTCTGATACAATTAAAAAAACACCTATATCACCTAAAGCATATAATGCACCTCAAATAGTTTTAAATTCAGGTAGATTATTATTTAATACAACAGCAGATAATATATTAATGTCATCACAAAAATCTATTGTGTTAGAATCATTAGAAGATTTAGCTATCAAATCTCAAATGAAAAATGTAAATATAATAGCTAATGAAGGAATTGTTAGTTTAGGTAAACAAAATGCTACTGAATCTGTAATATTAGGAGATAAATTTTTAGAACAATTTGGAGCTTTAGTCCAAACTATAGATAATGTATTTAGTGCTTTAAAAGATGAACCACAAACACCAAATGCAGGTGCACAAGCACGTTTAGCATTGGATGTACTTAGACCTATAAAAGACATGATTGAATCTTTTAAATCCCAAAGAGTAAAAACATCATAATATGATAACACAGGGACAATTATCAAATACAATATCTCAACTCCAAGAAATGGATCTCCAAGAAACACTCTTGGCGGCTGGGAAACAGTATTTAGTCTCTGAAAAAGGAAAACCTTTATTAAGAAAAGTAGCACTACAATCAGGAATAGAAGAAAATGTAGTTGATGAAATAATAGCAGATCCAAAACGAGCGGAACAAATAATAAAAGAAAATACTCCTGTAATATCAACATTTACAACTAAAGGTAGGATATATAATAAATCAACAAACGAACCAGCAGCTGGTGTAATAGTAAAACCTCAATTAGCTCTATATCCTATGAAATTAGAGACTAAAACAAGAAAGGTTAGAAAACCAGACCCAAGTGGTGAAAAAAATAAAATAACAGGTAAAGTAAAAAAGATAAAAGTTGAAGAAACATTTAAACAGTATGTTTGGGATAGCAAAGCAAAACCACCAGATATAAAAACTGATGAAAATGGAGAATATGAATTAAGATTTGGGGTGCCAACTTTACCTAATGATAATACTATATTAATAAAACCTATAGTAATATATGAAAAAGAAGAATTTGCCCCAGATTATCAAACATTAATTACAGGTAATGGTGAGGTATTACAAGAATTACCTATTAAAGCTTTAATTAATATAGATGATGCAGCACAAGAAGCTATTAATAAGTTAAAATCAGAAGCTAATAAAGCAGCATTAAGAGTAAATAAATTAGTATTAAGTGTTGTAGAACGTAGTTTATTAGCTATAAAAGAACAAGTATTAAAATTTGCTTCTGTAATTCAAAATAAATTATTTCCTTTAGCTATTGGTTTAATGATTATATTTGGTATAACAAAAGTAGCAGCAGCTAATGTAAGATCTGAAGTAGCTGAAGGTAGATGTCCAAGTGATGCTTTACTAAGAATGGCTATTAAAAGAAGAAATTCAATTGTAAGACAAATAAACCAAATATGGGTTGTAATAATAGCAAACACAGCTTTAGCAGCTATATTCTTATACTTAACTAGCTTATTTAAATCAGGAAAAATACAAATAAGTGCAATAGGATTTCCAGTAGCAGTACCTCCTGGAGTAGGTGTACCTTATAGTTTAATTGCATTATTAGAAGATATAAAAGAAAAATTTGAAATTTTACTTAACATAAATAAAGAACTTAGAAAAGCTCTTTTGATATCGTTAGTATTTTTAATAATTTCACTCATAATAATACTTAGGTATTTAAAGAAAATTGATGCTATGATTAACTCATGTGCAATACCTAGTGATTTAAGTATGGAAGAAATTAATGAAGAATTATTAGAACTACAACAAGCCGAAACTGAACAAGGTACACCACCATTAAAAATAGTTAACGGTTTTACAATGAATGTAGTTGATGATACTGAGAATGAAGTTGATGGGTATTTTAGAAGATACGCAACAGCAAGCAACTCACAAGGTGTAGTACTTTTAAAAGGAGAACCATCATTTAGTGCAACAGATCAAATATTAATTGATGAGTTAGCATTTTATATAGTACAAAACAATTTAAAAGCAGATTAATATAATATTTATAATAAATTAAATTTTTTATCATGAAATTAAGTGAATTAAAAAAGGTAGTAAAATTAGCAGTAAAAGAAGCAATTCAAGAAGAAATGAAAGACATTTTACTAGAAGCTGTAAAATCTCCTACCCAACCAATTACGTCAACTCCAACTAAAACTGAACCTTTACAGGAAACAGATAGATTAAAATTGAGAGAAAACATGATGAACGTTTTGGATAGTATGAGACCAGGAGCAGATGGTACAATCAATGCAACAACAGCTGATGTACCAATGGCAGTAGGTGGAACTGTTGATACTACAAGCCCAAATGGAGCTTTACCTCAAGGTAATGTATCAATGGATCAAATAATGGGATTAATGAATAGCAAATAATTATGGCATTTGGAGCAGTACAAAAATTTCCTAATGACACTAGACCTCGAATTGGTATTGGTGTAGATATACCTTTTTCAGGTGGGGATGTTTTTACTCCAAATTACACAACACAAGAATCAATTAAAAACAATTTGATTAATTATTTCTTAACAAACCCAGGTGAAAGACCAGGTAACCCACAATTTGGAGGTGGTTTGAGAAGGTTTATTTTTGAACAAATATCAACTCAAAACATTGATTATTTAATTGAAGACATTCAAACTAAAATATCAAGAGAATTTCCAAATGTGATATTGAACGAATTAAATGTAGACGGAGGAGCAGAAAACACAGATAATAACAATATAACAGTTGAAATCTATTACTCAGTAAAAAATACAGGGATAACAGATGAGTTAACACTAAACTTTGCATAATGGCAGTTAATAGAGACATAAAATATATAAATAAGGATTTTTCACAGTTTAGAAATCAATTGATTAATTACTCTAAAACTTATTTCCCTACAACATATACTGATTTTACTCCAACATCTCCTGGTATGATGTTTATGGAGCAAGCAGCTTATGTGGGTGATGTATTATCATTTTATTTAGACAACCAGATACAAGAAAATTATTTACAATATGCTAGACAAAATAATAATTTATATGATCTAGCTTACATGTATGGATACAGACCTAAAGCAACAGGTTTAGCAACAGTAATGGTTGATGTATATCAACAGGTACCTAGAAAATTAGTAAACGGAGTAGCGGAACCAGATTATGATTATGCTGTTTATGTAAACGCAAATACTACTGTTTCAACATCAACAGGAACACCTCAAACTTTTACAATTGAAGACCCAATTGATTTTACAGTATCAAGTTCAGATAATCCAACATCTGTATCTGTAGCTCAAATTTCAAGTGGAGTCCCAGATTATTATCTTTTAAGAAAATCAGCTAAAGCGTATTCAGGTACAATTAATAGTGCACAATTTTCATTTGGAACCCCAGTTGAATTTGCAACAGTAAACCTTAATGCACCTAATATAGCAGGTATTATAGATTGTATAGATAGTGATGGTAATGTATGGTATGAAGTAGATTATTTAGGTCAAGATTTAGTATTTGATGGAATTAGAAATACTAATGTAAATGACCCTAATTCATATAATGATACAGATGCACCATATTTGTTACAAACTAAATCAGTACAAAATAGATTTGCTACAAGATTTTTATCACCTACTGTTTTACAAATACAATTTGGAGCAGGTTCACCTACAACAACAACTGAAGATGTTATTCCAAACCCATTTAATGTAGGTTTAGGTTTACCTTTCTTACAAAATAAATTAACGACAGCTTATAGCCCAACGAATTTTATTTTTACAAACACATACGGAACTACACCTACCAATACAACATTAACATTTAGATATCAAACAGGTGGAGGTGTAAAATCAAATATATTAGCAAATACATTAACTAATGTTGATACTTCAACAGTACAATTTATAAAAGGAGGATTAAATTCAACAACAGCACAATTTGTATTTGATTCAATTGCTGCAAATAACCCAATAGCAGCAAGTGGAGGACAAGATGGTGATACAATAGATGAAATAAGAAATAATGCTATTTCTCAATTCTCAACTCAAATGAGAAACGTAACACAAGATGATTATTTAGTTAGAGCATTAAGTATGCCTGCTAAGTATGGTATTATATCTAAAGCATTTACACAGAAACCAAATGCAGACGAAGCAGCTACAACATTAGATATTTATGTTTTATCATCAAATACAGATCAACATCTAACAGTTGCTTCAAATACATTAAAAAATAACTTAAAAAATTATATTAATGAATATAGAATGATTGGAGATACTATTAGTATCAAAAATGCATTTATAATTAATTTTGCTATTGATTTTGAAATTATAACTTATCCAAATTATAATAATAACCAAGTATTACAGAGATGTATTACAGCGTTACAAAACTATTTCAATATAGATAAATGGCAAATAAACCAACCAATAATAACACCAGATTTATTTGTATTATTAGATGCAATTGATGGTGTGCAAACAGTTAAACAAATTAATTTTACCAATAAAGCCGGTACATCACAAGGATATTCAGAATGGGCTTATGATATGAATGCTGCTAATCAAAATGGCACAATATTCCCATCATTAGACCCAAGTATTTTTGAAATGAAATATCCAAACACTGACATTAAAGGTAGAGTAGTAAACCTATTTTAATCATGGCAGTATATAAATTATTTCCCTCAAAAGACGCTTCGATATACAGTGCTTACTCAGCAATGAATACAGGTTTAGATGCTATATTAGATGTATCTAATTTAGTAGTTGATAGAAATCCTGTAGCTCAAGTAGCTAGATCATTAGTTCAATTTGATCAAGGTGAAATTGATAATGTACTTGAAACTATAGCCCAAGTGACAGGAAGTTCTGCTTGGGGTACTTGGGATGCTCATTTAAAATTATATATTGCAAAAGCAACAAATGTTATTATTGATTCATATGTTGAAGTATACCCAGTATCATCTTCATGGAATAATGGGTCAGGACAATATTTAGATAAATTACAAAATTTTACAGGTGTAAGTTGGAAATATGAAGACTATTCAGGTTCAGCTGATGTTTGGCCTGCAGGAGGTTGGTCACCAGAATCAACTGGATCATATGATAGTAATTGGGATACTGCAAAAGCATTAGCAACAGGATCTGGTGGATCTTGGTACACAGGTTCAGGTGGATTTGAAAGAGCAGGAACAGAATTAGTAATTACTGCTTCACAAGAATATACTTTAAGAAGTACAAAAGATTTAAATGTAGATACTACTGATATGGTAGCTATGTGGTACTCATCTTCAAAAGTAAATATAGCTGGTTTAGTAAGTAAACCAAACAATGGGTTTATTGTTAAATGGGCAGATGCACAAGAATTTGTAACATCAAGTGTTACATCACCACAATTAAGTTTTTATTCAGTAGATACAAATACAATATATCCACCTCAATTAGAGTTTAGATGGGTAGATTATACTTATGCTACTAGTAGTGGTGATTTTAAACGAGGAAGAATATTAACAGGTTCTTATCCTACAAATGAAATAACAAGTTCAATATCATGTTCATTTACACAATCATTACCAGCACCAGATTCAAATAATGGATCAGGTACTGGAGCAACATTTGGAGCTACTTTTAATAGTTCTTCTATGATAAATGTGTTTGTTAAAGAATTAGGATTAGGATATAAAGCAGGAGACCAATTAGTTTGGAATGCATCAACATTAAATGGATTAGACGCAATATCAGGTGCAACAACAAATGCAACAGTTACATTATCAACATATGATATTCAACAATTAGATGTAATTAACACACCAGATATTTATTTAGCATTAGATAATAACGCAGGTGTATTTTATAGTGAAAGTATTAATCAATTTAGATTAAATGTTAGACCAGAGTTCCCAGTAAGAACTTTTAAAACAGGATCATTAGATACTAAACAACACGCTTTAACTACATCATCATATTATGCTATTAAAGATTTAGATACAAATGAATTTGTAGTAGATTTTGATAAAACGTATACTCAAATAAGTTGTGATGCTACTAGTAGTTATTTTACTGTTTATATGAACGGGTTGGAACCTGAAAGATATTATAGTATCTTAATACAAACTGAAGTGGATGGGAATACTGTAGTATTAGATGAGAATTACTACTTTAAAGTAGTTAATGGTTAAATAAAATTGTAAAATGGGAAACGCGTCAAAAGAGAGAGTAGACCTTATTAAAAAAGTATATTCTAAAACAGAATATCCAAAAATAATTGACACTAAATTTAGTCAATTAGGCGTTGTATCTGTCCCAAATCAAATAGAAGCAACTTTTACAGTTGAAGAATTTTTCGAAAAATATAACGAATTATTTTATGAAATACCAGCTTTTGGTGAAACTAATTCACATGAATATTTAATTAAAACAAGTGCTGAATACATTAATTTTGATCAAGATAATGAAATTATAGATGCATTACAAAAAGAAATTGCTCAATTAAGACAAGATTTATTACAAGAACAAATTAAAACAGCAGAAGCAATAACAGGTGAAAAAATTAATTTAAATGTAGCTGATAGTGTTGAAGAAATTTCAGATTTTAATTCAATATCAGAAGCATTTGAAGGTGGAGAAAATGCTAATCCTGATGATGGAAGAACAGTCAACCCACAATCAGTAAGTGCAAATACAAACCCAGGATATTAAAATGGCAGAAGAAAAAAATAAACCAATTATTGTTCAAGTAGATCCTACTACTTTTGAATTCCAACAATATACTGAAGAGGATAATATTTTAATATCCTCCTCAAGGTTAGATACTGCTTTTTCTTCTTCAACAGATTATATAGAATATTATGCTTATGATGAAAATCAAAATTTAATATTCCCATTAGACCCTAATGTTAGAGCAGTAGAAGTAACTAATTACTCAGTTATAGAAGGTGATACGTGTCTATACCCAGATAAAGATATTAATGAAATAGGATATGATGTAGGTAAATACTATTCGACATATAACTTTTATAGAAAATTATTAAATTCAGATATTAATATAAATTACTATATTAGTGAAATAAGTGGTGATAGAACAGAATTACGTTTAAAGAGTAACGTTATTAGTGATGAAGATATGATTTCATCAGGTAATGAATTTGTTACTACTAGAGAACAATCAGAATATTTTTATGATTTTTTACTTAATTTTGGTAATGATCAACAAGTAATAGCTAATAACTTTAAAGTTGATACTGAATTAGAGGAACCATCATTTTTAATTAAATTATATGAACCCTTACCTCCTCAATTTCAAGTTAAATCTACATTATGGGTTGTAAGAGAAATATCTACATCACAAGCATATAATGTAACTTTACCTTATCCTGAATTTGAACCAAATGATTTTCAAGCAATATCAGGCCCTAACTACAGTTTAAAAATAACTCAACAACAAGGAGCATCTGGTCAATCATATGATTTTAATACATTACTTGGAACAGATTTAACTAGTTCTTTTGAACAGTTAAATAATATACTAGAAAGAAAAGAAATAAATATTAGTGTAAATTATGAAGAATATGAAAATTTTGTTCATTTTTCTTCAGCATACACAAGATTAGAAAATTTTGCTTATAAAGTAGGTTTAATTGAAAATTATACTAATCAAATGAATAGTGTAATAGGTGATGAATCTACTAATCTTGAATATAGTTCAAGTAAAGCTGTTTTAACTACTAAAATAACTGATATAATTCAAAACTTTGATGGATATGAATATTTCTTATATTTTAATAGTGGATCAGCAAAATCATGGCCTAAAACAAACACAGAGCCTCCTTACATATTAGCATCTACAGGTAGTGCTGAAGCTATATCTTGGTTAGGAAATGCAACAGATGATACTGGTCAAGCTGGATCAGCATCTAGATTTGATTTAGAAAATGATAATTATCTATATAACGCTATACCTGAATACTTAAGATCGGATCCAAATAATGAAAAATATGAATTATTTGTTGATATGGTCGCTCAACAATATGATAATACTTGGTTATATACAAAAGATTTAACAAACAGATTTAATGCTGATAACAGATTAGATTATGGTATATCTAGAGATTTAGTTGCAGATGCAATTAAAGATTTTGGTATTAAATTATATTCAAGTAACTTTAATACAGACGATTTATATACAGCATTTTTAGGAATTACACCATCAGGAAGTGCATTCCCTTTCCCATACATGACGGGATCAATTGGTGGCGCAGTTGACACACCTTCTGGGTATGAATACGTAGATACTGAAATATCAGCATCAAATGACATAGTCCCACAACAAGAACTAAGTCAACAGTTATATAAACGTATTTACCACAACGTACCTCTTTTACTTAAAAAGAAAGGTACTATAGCTGGTTTAAAAGCATTAATTACCTCTTATGGTATTCCATCTACAATTTTAAGAGTAAGTGAATTTGGAGGTAGAGATAGAGATTTTACATTAGATTGGGATTTAAAACAAGACGTTTACAATTATGCTCTTCATTTACAAGGTCCAGATAATTATTCAGCATTAACTTCTTCATTCGTAGCTGCTGGTGAATGGCCTAATTTATTCAAATCACCTCAATCAATACAATTTAGATTTAAGACAGCAGGAATTCCAACAGCTTCTCTTTATCAAAATATTTGGGTTGGTGATACTACGAGAGCATTTATAACATTAGAATACACAGGTTCAGGATTAGGAAGTGGATCTTATTCAGGATCAGTACCATCACAAAGTAATGCTTATGGTACAATGAGATTTTATCCTGAAGGTCAAATTGGATTTAATAATAATAGATCTGCAAGTATTGATTTACCTTTCTTTGATGGAGGTTGGTGGTCAATTCAAGCATCATTTGATTATGATGGTGGAATGGAAGCATATCTTTATGGCGCAAATAGAATAGGAGAAGAAATAGGATTTTCGGCTTCAGATGCAACAACAGTAGTTGATCCTCAATATTGGTCAGCTACACAAGTATCATATTTTCCAAGTGCAAGTGCTTTAACATTAAATTCAGTTGATTACATACCATTAACTGGTGCTTTACAAGAGGTAAGATATTGGGATTGTGTATTAAGTGAAAGTTTATTTTTTGATTATGTAGTTAACCCTTATTCTACTCAAGGTAATTCAATCAATTCAACCCCAGAGGAATTAGTATTTAGAGCAGATTTAGGTACAGAATTAAATACAGGTAGTAGAGAATCTATTCACCCTAAAGTAACAGGATCATGGGCAATAACACAATCTTTTGATGGACATAGTGAATTTAAATTAATTGGAAGAGACCTTTTTATACAAAACACAGAATCAATTTATTACAACCAAACACCAGGTGGTATAAAAAATAGAATATCAGATAAAATTAGAATTGTAAATACAGTTATCCCTTCAGGTTCTACACTTTCACCATATAGATCAGTACAACAAGAAAGTTTCCCAAGTGGAAGTAATCCTAGTATTAACTATTTAGAAGTAGCATTTTCACCAACTGATCAAGTTAATGATGATATTATAGCACAAATAGGTGATTTTAATTTAGGAGAATATATAGGTGATCCTAGACAAATATCAGAATCTAAAACATCTTACCCACAATTAGATGCTTTAAGAGATGCTTATTTTAATAAATATATTTCATCTTATGATATAAATGATTTTATTAGGTTAATTAAATTCTTTGATAATTCATTATTTAAAATGATTGAAGACTTTACACCAGCTAGAACATCATTAAGTTCAGGTGTAGTAGTTAAACAAAATTTATTAGAAAGAAATGTACAAGCACCTCCATCAATGTCATATGGAGATGTAACATATTCAGGTTCAGTAAAATCATTCCCAAGAGATTATAATGTACATTATGCAAAAGAAAGACCAGGTGAAAGTTTATTTAATGATCAAGTAATAACTGCTTCAGCAGCACAAAATACAGTAAATTTAAGTGATGGTAGAGGAGCTACAGCTATAACAGGTAGTTCTAATGGCTCAGGATTTGGAGCTACATTTGTACCTTTAGTTGTATCTAATCAAATTACTCAATTTCAAGTAATTGAAACAGGTAGTAGATATTCTGTAGGAGAAGTAATAACATTAACCTCACAATCTATATCTTCTTCAGTTGCACCAACATTACAAGCAACTCCAGGTTCACCTACATCAGTAGCAAATGATGTTAATATAACAATAGGTGAAAATAATTTAGCTCCTATTTTAGGAACTTCAGATTATCCTCAACAAAATTATGCAAGTGGATCAACAGTATACAGATACAGTGGTGGAACAGGTGGTGTATTTGAACCATTTAATAATATATTTGCAGCCCCAATTAGTGAATCAATGGATTTCTTTAATTATTTCTTTGATTACACTCACTCAATTTCAAGTACAGCGATAGCATCATCTTCACAAGGTGAATTTGCATTTAATAGTCAAGATGGAGCTACAGCAACTAAAATATTCATGAACTCATTATCAAATGGTAATAGACCAGTTTCTGAATATAGTCCAAATTTATATGATCCTTTAACTAGACTTAGTGCTTCATTAGCAAGTGGAGTAGGACAAACATTAGGTGCAACAATTGAATTTGGTCAATTAACTAATTTTGTTAGTAAAGAATATAACCCAGATAAAAATCAATATCAAAGAGATTTAAAAGCATCTTATAGAATTGATTCATTAAATTATATTTCACCTCCATTAGTAACAGGAACACCTGTAAGAGTAACTCAACAATCAAATGAAGCAGAAACAACAGGTACATCTCAAAATATAGATGTTTCACCTACTTCAACAAGTGGTAATGGTACAGGTGCTACATTTACAATATCAACAATAGGCCCTTCATTTGCCTTTGTATCTGTAGTAGTAAAAAATATAGGATTTGATTATAATGCAGGAGAAACAATTACGTTCTCTTCAGCTGATTTACAGGCAGCAGGGTTCCCAACATCTTTTACAAAGGATTTAAAATGTGAATTAACAACAGAAAACCAAAGTATAACAGGTAATACAGGATATTGGGATATAGATGTAACACCAATTTCAACAGCATTTAGTGCTGGTACTTATGTATCTTCATCATTTACAGAATTAATACCTTATATATTACCAGATGGATCAGAAGTAGCATCTGATTTAACTGCATCATATACAGCTAAATTCTCAATAAGTGAAGGTCCTTATAGTGGTAAAACAGCAGCAGAAGTTTCAGCTTCACAATTTGCACATAGATACCCAGGATTTGTTCAAAAATTCCAAGAACCATTTTCAACAAATTTAGGTATTGGAATGCCTATGGGTTCTAGTATTACACAATCAACCCAAAATCAATATGGACAACGTCCACATTCATATGATAGATTTGACCAAAGAGAATTTTATAATGGTGAATTTATTAATACAATAGTACCTGGGTTATTTGAAGACAATCCATGTAAGGCATTTTTTGGACAAGATAGTAGAATTGATTATTTCTTTTATATTCAATGGTTTAATGATAATTTAATATCAGAGAAAAATTTTATATCAAGTTCAGCAGATTTTCAACCTCAACCAGGTAATAACTGGTTCTGGGCAGATACAGTTTCTTTCCCAGCAGCAGGAAATAATCATCAATTAGTCCAAGAATATTTTGTTACAACTACTGTACAACAAACAGCAAGAGTAAATTCATTTACATACGGAGGACCAGGTGCTGAAGGATCTGGTGGTGTAATTGAATTAGTAAGTAGACCAATTACTCAGGGTTCAACAACAATGCACATTGATTCAGCATATTTCGTTGCAACTTCATTAGTACCAGGTACTACTAATTTAACCCAAGCTGTAACAACTAATATACTTGATGGAGTTAATGATGTTTATAATAATGTATCAGCAACATCTACATCAGGAACTGGTACAGGAGCAACATTTAAAGTTACAGTTGCCGTACAACAAGTTGCAACAATTGAAGCTATAGCAACGGGTAGTTTATATGATATTGGTGATACTATCACATTTGCAGCAGGTACATTTGGAGTAGGTTCAAGTGAAGTTGTTGTTACATTAAGAGCAGATGATTTATTTACAGGGGTACAGAAAAAATATAATGGTAATAGAACAATAACTATACCACAATCAACACTTGTATCAGCAGGTTTTACAGCAGCTAGTGGTCCTCTACTAGGTGTTTTATCTACAACTCAATTAGATCCAATACCATCTAATAAAGTAAAATATATTAAAATGTCTGATGAAGACATTAATGGAGAAGATACATTAGCATTTATTCAAGATTCTGGATTTGTAACATATACATTAGAAGGTGCTGCTAATTATCTAAATGAATTAATAGATGAAGGTTTTGAAACTTATTATATTAGTAATGCATCTGTACAAACACCACCTTTTGGTAATGAAAGTGTATTATTATTTATTAATCAAGCTCCATCTACAACAGCAGTAACATCATATGATGAATTATTTTATGATTTTACATTTAGTGCAAGTGGACAATTTGTTTATTATGCTACATCATCAGGGGAAGATCCAAATGTAGTACATGAAACAGGAATTACAAGATCAGTTGCTCAAGGTTATTATCCACCTGAAGCTGATTCACCAACATCATTATGGTCAACAGAATCATTTTTTAGAGGTTGGGCAACAGCAAATTGGTGGGATAATACATCAGATGGAGAATTAGATCAAGTAGGAAACTTAGGATTTTTATATGATCCATTAGGTAACTTTAATACTGGTTCTAAAGAAACAAATAACGATCAAGAAAATCCATATCAAGCAAGTGTATACCCTTGGTTTATGAATGCTGGGGATCAAGGAGGAAATGGAGGTGAAACATTCTTAATATTAAGTGCTTCATCTACTTTAGGAGGTGGTGGTCAAACAGATCTACAATTTTACACAGGATCTATAACAGCATCAGCTGAAAGAATACCATTATCATTCCAAAAATACACAGTACCTAGTCCTACATCAGCACCAATTATTACACAACCAAACTTTAATCCTGGCCCTGGTGGTGGAGGTCCTGGTTCTGGAGGAGGAGGAATTAATATTATAACTTTAAATCCTGATTCAAACTTATCACTTTTAACAAATGCTGGGGATACTGATTGTAACATAGAAGTAACTTGTAGTTTAAACACAGGTATTTGGCAATGGGATATAAATTATCTTGATGGTTCAGGGTGGATTTCAGGTGTAACACCTCCATTAAATACAAACCAAACAGGAACAGGATTAGTAAACTTCAGAGTAGCATCAGGTTATACAGGAGGTGGTACTACAAACACATTTGTAAGAGAAGCACAAATTACATTTACTAATATAAGTAACCCTTCTCAAGTAGTATTTAGTGTGTTAGTATCTCAATTTTACGAACTACAAGGTGGTGGTGGAGGAGGATTTGGTTCATCATAAAAAAGATTTAAATGAAGAAAACGTTTTATAGAATAGGGGAGCATGTAACAAATAGACCATGGGAAAGACCAACATTTGAAGCTGTTGAAGTATGGTGGAATAAGTTTAAAAAAACTAAACATTTAGACCAATTTGAAGTTTGGATATGTGGTGGTATGTTAGAAGGAACAGAAACATGGGATGTTGATGTTATATTAACAGGACAATTTAGACACCCAGATGATTTAAAGCATGTGTTAGATGAGGGAATAAGTTTAGGACTTAAACATTGGTTATTAATTGATTTAGTATGGCAAGATAGAATTGTATGGCCATATTTAACTTGGGAACCATTTAGAAGAATTAGAAATTTTAATGAAATGGAAAAACAAACTCCCGATAGACATCTACTAAGAGAATATGATAATGGTAAAGAAATTTATCCCGGACTTTGGGCAAAATATAATGATAAACCTACTAAATCATTTAAATTTGCTCAAAAAATGCTTAAAGAAGGTAAATATACCCTTGGAATACAAAAAATGTCTGAATATATTTATAACAATAAAACCATATTAGCATAATGCCAAGTCAACCAGAAGTATATTACTACTACAAACAAGATACGAATCAAATACTAGTTGGTTCAGCAGATGGCTCTTTGACTAATGTAGCTGATATGAATGCTTTAATCACTAGTAGTAAAGCATCAGTACCATTAACTGATATTAATACTGTAGCTAGAATAAAATCAATTGGTCAATCAATAAGTTACCAAAGTGAAGCAGTATATAACTCAGCAAGTAATGGAGAAGGATTTTCTATACCAATTGAAGATGATCAAGAATTATGGGTATATAGAGGCATACAACCCGTGAATACAGTACCACAAGGTACACCTACAGATGCTGGTCCAGGAGATTCAAATCATACACAATATAACGCTTATTTACACAGACCCTTTAAATTATATATGTTGACAGAAACCGGGTCTGGTGTACCAACTTCACCATGGTTACCAATTGGAAATTTTTACAATGAATCAACAGGTGGAGGTACAAATAATTATGTAAGTAGCTTACAGTTTAATGTAAAACAACAAGACGTAGTAGGTAATTTAGATTATAGTTCTAATAATTTCTTAGTATCAAAATCAAGAGCATCAGGTTCATTTACAGTATTTAAACAAGAAATGGGAGTTAGACCTTGGGTTTTTACTAAATATTCTTTATTAGGAACACCACCTGCAGTAGGTTCAGCTTGGAATTTATTCTGTGAATCTTCATCAGCTTCAAATTTTGCTCAATCTCAATCTGCAGTAGGATATTGGAATACAGCAACTACAGGAGATCCAGGTACGAGTAAATTTGCAGCAAACAATTCAACACCTGCTAGTGCAACACAAGTAAGTCTTACAAAAATTGGTATTTCTTTTAACCCACAAAATACTTTATTATATAGAGTAAGTCAATCTGGACACTTTGGTAAACCAAAAGGAAAAATAAAATTTTCAGAAGTAGCAGATCCTACAAATTATGTAGAATATGATGTAGGTGATATAGATTCAACATCATACACAAGTTACTCTACAGTAGCAGTTTCTAATGGTACAACAAATGGAACGTGGCCTCCATCAAATAATGCAGATGTTTCGATGTCAATGGATGGTCCTATGTTGATAACAACTCTTACTCAACAACAATTTGCAACATTAAATGCTACTCCAAGTTTTTCAACAATTAAAATGATGAATGGAGTATATAGCTATACTTCTAGTAATTTTGATACAACATCCGCTGATGGAACAGCAGCAACAGGATCAAGTCAATTTGGATTATATACACTTAATAATGATTATGTAGTATATAAAGCAACAGTAGATACATTAAACTCAGGTGATGTAACAGTAACATATACAGGTTCAAATGGTAATCCTCAATTTTCTACTATTTCACCAGGATTTAATGGTAGTTTTATTGCTCTTATAGGAACTGTATCATCATCAGGAAATGATAGTAGTGCTACTTATAATCTTCAAATTACAAATAATAATAGTACAGGAACACCTCCAGTAGATATTTTTTCAACAAGAATAAGTGATGTTTATTTATCATTATCTTCTTCATTATCAAGTTCAATTGATGGTTTGTATGTATTTAACCAATTACCATCACAAGATATTTACGTTACATGTTCAATGTTATTAAATGCTTGGACAGGTAGTGATCCTGAATCAGCTAAATATGGAGATGTAAAACTTGGAGCACACACAGATGTAACATATTCCTTATCACCAAACCCACCTTTATATGGTGAGGGTGAAGCAGGTGATGGTACATCTTGGCCTACAGCTTCAATTAACATTTATAAAGGTAATTATCCTAATAACATACCAAGAGAAGGTGATACACCTTTACATACAGAACAATTTATAACAGTAGGAGGTGATTATGGGAATAATGGTGTAGCAATAACAACAAGTTTTGTTTTACCATCTTCATCCATATCATTCCAAGATTGTTTAAATTTATCTTTATCAGTAACATCAGGATCTGATCCAGCTTCTATGGTAGAAAATTCATTAGTAGTAAGTGAATACCAATTAGAATTCCAAAATGCAGCTGAATTAGAAAATGGAGATGGTAGAGTACCTACATTTATAGATAATGCATTTAGAGGAACAGGTGGTTTTTCTAATGCACCTGATTGTCAACCAACATTAAATAATGTAGTCTTAGAAAGAAATAATCCTTATATTCAATTAGTAGAATATAATGATGATCCATATGATCCAAGTAATTTCCAATTAATATTATCTGGAAATGCTGCAAGGTCAACAGTACCTGTTTCAAATTATAATCTAGAAACTTGGAACAATCCTAGATACCAGGGTTCATTTACATCAGCTAATTTCTATAATTCAATAGTTGGTGCAGCAGGTACATTTGGTAATTCACCAGTAATTGAGTATAAAAGAGCTTATTTAGCTTATTGTGATCAGGTAACAGACCCATATCCAGTAGTTAATAGTAAAACTCAATTTAACATATTATACATGATTAATCCTGGAGGTGATGCTTTAAACCCATTAATTTCACCTTATACTGCTTATGATGTATTAGGTACATGGGATGAAGGTGGATTAGGACAAGTAGGTATTAATCAGGTTTCAGGTTCAACACAGTTTGATGCCTTAAACGGATTCCAAACAACATTTAAAGTAGGTAAACAAGCTATACCATTATTATACTCACAAACCTCTGCAAATACATTTGCTGATGCAATTCCAATTGCAGGTAATGCTGAACAAATTTCAGGAGTTACTTCATCATTTATTGAGTATGATATGTCATCTCAAGGTTCAAGTCAAGTTGAAGCTTATAAAAACTCATTTAATGTTGTTTATCATAACATTGCTCAAGGTATTGCAGACCAACAAGGAGGAATTTATCCTCAAAACCCAGGTACATTCCAATCAACACAATTTAATATTGAATCAGGATCTGGTTTTGGTATTCAAAGAGGAAACCCACAAGATATTGATGGTGTTATTGAATTACC